GCCCTTAGCTTTTTTAAGTGGAAAAGGCTCCACAGGTTTTACTACTGTATTGGCCATTGTCTCATAGTAATCCAAGGTCTTTGTCAAGGCACTATGCAGCTCTTGTACAAACTTAAAGTTTGCCTTGTCATAGTCACCAAGATAAATATTAACCATATCTTTTCCAGTGCTAATAGCTAGGCTGATATTGAAGTTATCTTTATCTGTGCCATCACCGGACAAATCTAAAAAGCTAGGAAGACCATAGTCCGTGCTTGGAAAGAACTTACTAAACTTCAGCTTGATGTTCTTCATACAGCAAAGTCCGACGCTGCTGATGTAGACCCACCAAACTTCTCACCATCCTCTAACTTCTGCACATTGTTCAAGCCGGCAGCAATACCCTTAGAGCCGCTTGTATCGTACGGATACAAAGTGATGGATGCACGGCCATAGCAACCTGAGTAGAACTCGCTGGTGTCGATGATTGGGTTCAGGTCTTGGTCTACAATACCTGGCTTTTCATTGCTTGATGCGTTAATGAAGTAGTGACCTGCGTACGCAGCGTCATCTTTCTCTGCATCACCATCACGTAGTCCGCCTTTAAGGAGCTTAGGTACTGAGCCACCCCATACTACGGCATTAGCTGTCTTGGTCTCTTCAAACGCCTTCTTAAAGCGCGCCACTGTCTCTGTGTCTGACTTAGGGATAAGGATGGATACAGAGTACTTTAACACGCCGTTTGGTGTCTCAGCTGGCTGGAACACGTTAGCGTAAGAGAAGCGAACCTTGCCAGTTACAAACTTGGTCTTGATTGATTTTGTTGCCATGATGATTATTACCTTTTTAACATAAAGACTGGACTTCATTTGGGGCCAGTCTGTCTACCCATACACATATTAATGCAAAAACAACCTACTTTTTATTTCACAATATGAGATATCTAGCTATCATATAATAAACCTAGCTCCCCCAGTGCCTGCTTCATTGCTAGGGCCCTAATGAAGTCGGTCTGGTACTCAGGCTCGTACAGCAACTCAGGGTCATCTGCTACAATGTCTAAAATTTCTTCAATGGATCCCCTGATCTGCATGACACCCTCTCGGTGTTTGCCTCCAGGGAGACCATCAAAGTCCTTCATAAACTGGTCGATTAGCAGGTCCGGAACATCAAACTCCGTGTCATAACAAATAACCTGCATATTGATTCCTTATTTAGCTACCATTACGAGCCCAATATTTCCAATTGCATACCCTAGGAACATAATACCAGTGCCTATACTGCCCTTCCAGAACTGTTCACAGGCTATGTAGAAGTACACCGCACCCATTGCTGCTATTAGCCATGTACTCATACAAAATCCTCCTTAGCATCTTCCTTGACTCTTATCAGCTTTGGTTCACCATCTGGTCGTAAAATCAACTCACCTAACCAAGCAGCTACCTGTCCCTTAGGTCCCAGCTTCTCCAGTGTAGCTATTGATTTGAGCTTCTGGGGCTCCCAAATCGTTTGTGGGTCCATACCCCTCTCTACCAATACAACGGCCGCTAGGGCGCTGTCAGAGATCTTACGATGGGTTTTTGTAGTAGAGAGTTTGTATCCCGGTGGAACAATGTTCTGATCAATAGCACGGCTTAGTGCGTATGTCTCTACATCATTGCACCAAGTCTTTAGGCCTTGGGCTTTGGCGAGGACTTCACTGACTTCGTCTTCACTGAGGAGCGGCGGGTCTTTGAACTCTTGCTTGGCGAGCTCGGTGTTGAAGTCACTGCGGGCGCGGCACTGCGCTTTTGCGCGGCAGAATTGGCACCACTCCCCTGGGAGGAATTCACCTGCGCCGCTCCACGCTTTCTTGGCTTTGGGTTTGACGAAATAGTCGGCCCAGTCGATAAGTTTACGGATGCTGGTACCATCGGTACTGATACTGTCAAGTCGGGGTTGATGTATCGTGTAACTGACTTCTTGGATCTCCGGCCACTCGTCTTTGAACTTGCTGTAAGCTCCGAGTGCATAGAGGCGTAATTGGGGATTGTCTTGGGCGTAGACTGGGATACCACGTCCGAATTTGAGGTCGATAACCCGAATGGAGTGCTTAGAAAGTACAACCACATCGGCTGTACCAAAACCATCAGGTACCCAGTCACTGAAGTCCACACGCTGTTCAAATAGGGGGGTATCTCCCTCACCAATTTGGCTACGTACGTAAAGAACGTAATTGTCGACGTGAGCCTCGAAATCGTCTCGTTCAGCGGATGAGTAGTTTTTGTAGATGGGGTGCGTCTTGATGATTTCGTATTCGCGGTCATATTCGTCGTGTCCTATTTGATTAAATTGAAGTCGTAAGCGGATTTCTCCCAGGGAGTGTGCTAGTGTACCTTCTGCAGAGAAATCAATCCCCTTGGTATTTCGCTTTTGTTCTGGGAGTGTTGCCTCAAGTCTGGCGCTGGGGGTGCAGGATAGCCACCGTTTGCTGCCTGAGGCTGATAAAAGGGCGTGAGCTGTCAATTTAGTCTTTCATGTCTGATTAGTCGTACATATATTAATGCAAAAAAGCCACTAAAAAGTGGCTTTTATTTATTTATATTTTAAGTAGGGCGGAATTTATTCTTTAAGTGCTTTTATCAATGCCGCGATTTCACCATTAAAATCTACTACAACCTCTTTTTTAATGTCTTGCTTGATATCCATACGCTGTGAGTAATCATCGGGATACTGTCCCTTTAAGGCTACTTCAGCAACACGGGAGTTAAAAGCCTTATTGTCGATGTTAGCCAGTAGCATCATCTCCCAAAATGCCTGACCATACGTTGTGGCTAAATCTAAAATCTCAGCAAACTCAGAGTCTTCTTTTTTCCACTTAGCTGCTGTGGCCTTGCTGATATTAATAGCTGCGTACATGGTTTTTTGGGATGCACCTTGCTTACCGAGTTCTAAGACGGTCTTTGCCATCTCCTCGGTAAACAGTTTTTTATTTGCTGGGGCTTTTTTAGTGGCCATAATCTTTTCTAATTATTGTGGGGTGCCGGATTCTATGCAGGTGTCCGGCGACCTGTAGCTTGATTTACAGCTCGGGGTGCTTCACAGCAAGCCCTACATATATTAATGCAAAAACACGCCTAAATCCGCCCTAAAAACCGTCGGGTAGAATGATAGTCTTTTTAGGCGCCGAGGGTGGCGTTTTATCGCCATGTTCCCTGCGGTACCTTAGTGCATCATTAAGCATCATCTTGGTCATTGCCAACGCTTTTTCCTGATGTTCCTGCTCCTTTTGGGCATTGGTTCGCTCAGTTTTTCGCTCTACTTCCTTGATGATATTGTTGCTAATTCCTGCGTGTTTAAGCAGCTGCTTGAGGTTCAATTGGTGCCTCCGCGTTTTCGTTTAGTGCTGCTACCTGTGGCGCGCACTGTGCCTGTATGGCATTGATCAGGCCAACAGATTGAACAAATGGCAAGTTGCCTAATAAATTCAAAATAGAGTTAATATCCTTAACACTGAACTTTAAAGTTAAAATTTTACTCTCTAATGGATCTACTTCTTTTGCTGCTACATCAACGGTATCGCTCATTTTTTACTTCCTTTCTTAGGTTGTTTAGTTCCAAATAAAAACTCTCTTGCTTCTAACTGCTTCGGGTCTGTGCAGTACTGGTTAAGCTCCATTTTACGACAGTATGTGTCCATTAGGGACTCACACCGCATGTCGTGGAGGGTCTTAATACCGAGTAATGCGTTTGCTACTTCGTCTTCGCTCATTGGTGCTGGGTGATCAAGATAGTGTTTAAATAACAAATCAATGTCTTCACTGGTCTGCCAGGCCAACATAATGGCACTCTCTAAATCAACTTTTGGGTTCATTTTGACTTCTTTGCTTTTTTAACTAATCCATCAAAGTCAAAGCAGTACCACTCACCCACGGTTTTAAGCGCTGGCAGTAGTTCTTTCCAATTTGCAATATCATCTTCATGCCATTTTTCAGGACTTTTAATATCCCTTGAAATAGAGATATAACTTTCTACCAAAGACGCCTGCAAAATACTGTCTACACAATCATCATCAATTTCAATTTTCATTTTCCACACTCCTCTTTGTGTTGTTTGTCAATAATTCGTTGTATGTACCAAACTGCCTTTTCTAAATCCTGAACTCCATTTTTGTATTTCCAACGCCAAAGATACTTAATTGCGTTTGCGGTACATACTGCCTCGATACCTTCTAGCCCTGTAGTCGCAGCCTCCAGTGCGTCTATACACTGAATAGGGCCTTGGTTATAGTGCTTAGGATGGTTGACCGGATCGTGCATCTCTCATCTCCTTAAGTTGTTTTTCCATGATCTGTAGCTCTTCCTGGCTATCACATACCCAGACCCCCAATAAATCTTTATACATGCTAGTGTCGATATCTTCCACACCGCAAATTGTCTCCATAACATAACTGCCTCTGTAATTGTGCTCCACAATGAAATGAGTCATAGCTTTAATTCCTTTTTAATGAACTCGACACCCTTAAAGAAATGATATCTCCAATACTTTTCTGTTACACCAACGTCAGCATAATTTAATCCATCTAAAAACGCTTCTAATACAAATTGTTGTTTTGTTGGTAAAACATCGGATATCATTCTTCGGATATCATTTACATCTTCCGGGTTCCAAGGTAACCACCCCTCAAGTATCGGTGGGTTTGGTTCAACACTATCCTCTTTTTCAAGGGGGTCAATGTCCTCATCTGAAAGCCTGGGGGCAATAGCGTTGATCTTATGCTTGGTTTTTGTTTTCATACTATATTAATGCAAAATTCAGGGTGTCTAACAGCGCTTGTTGTAAATTTATTTTTCCGTCCAAGACCTTGACCACCTGTTCGTCGATACTATTAGACACTGTTAGGTGGTGTATGATAACCGGTTTTTCTTGCCCTTGGCGGTAGATCCTAGCATTCGCCTGGATGTAGTTCTCTGAGCTCCATGGTAAATCGAACCAGACCGTCTGTGCTGTGTCTCCAACGTTGCACTGAAGATTGAGCCCGATACCTCCGGATTGCGGGTGGGCAAGCAGCATACGAATCTCGCCACGACGCCACGCCGCAATGTTGTCATCGTCCAGCACCACCGCCTCTGGGAACTGAAGACGTATTCGTTGGAGCGAATGCTTGAAATGATAGAAGACAAGTGTGGGGCTGGAAGATTCTTCCATGAGCGACTCAAGACGTTCCAGTTTAGAGCGGTGTACTTCTTGCACATCTCCTGCTTCAGTATAGACCGCTCCCGATGTAAACTGGAGCAGCTTGTTCGCCAGTGCCGCTGCTGTTGGAGCTGTGATCCTTTCTTTCTTGATTTCAACGACCATGTCTTTTCTAAGCTCATCGTATTGTTTCCTTACCTGTGGGTCAAAAGATATGCTGTGATATAAATAGGTACATTCCGGTAATTGCAGGTACTCATCGGCCTTAAGTGAGAAGCAAATATCTAGGATCTTATCCTGCACAATTTTGTCGCACCCGGGCTTAAACTTCCATGAGTACACGACGCGGGTATGCCTGTTCATCTGGTCAGGCATCATATACTTATCACGAAACTTAGTAAGGCTTGTCTCCAATCGCTGTCCTAAGTCCAGTATGCCCACCTGTGACCAGAGATCCTGCATACCCTGAGGGGTAGGTGTACCAGTGAGTATAACGCGTCGTGAGAAGCCCTTCAAATGCTTCTTGAGTGCCTTGAATCGTTTGGTTGATGGGTCCTTAAACCGGCTACTCTCATCTATTACTAAGTTAGTGAACACTAACTTATCTGAAAGGCCACAGAGCCATGCCACATTTTCAAGGTTTATTAGGTATATATCTGCCTCGGTATTCAAGCCGGACTGTCTTTGCGTCGGGCTTCCCATGATTTTGGATATCGTAAGATGTGACAAATGTTCCCACTTCTTCACCTCTGTATCCCACACTGTCTCCGCTACTCGTTTGGGGGCGATGATTAACGTCTTC